CGCCTATTTTTTCAACACGACCTTTGCGGAAACGAATTTTGTCGCCGTCAACCCAACCGCCTTCGTTTGAGTAATCGGTTTCTTCTTTGTTTATTCCTGGCTTAAAGTTTAATTTGGTCAGAGGCATCGTTAGATTCTAACATATCCTTGTTGACCTTATGCTAAACGAATAATAGCGTTTGAAGCATCTGCGGTTGGAAAGACAACTGTAAAGTCACCAGCTGTCGATGTTTTATCTGCGCCGAAATCAATCGCACAAACCGCTTTGTCTGATTGTGTATCGTTGTAGATTAAACAGCCTCTAGCTGTAACTGTTGCATTGCTGAACGTCAAATCTGCAAAATCACAAAAAGCCGTTGTGCTAGATGTGGTTGGCGTGACATTCGTTAAAGCGGCTCCGCCAGCTGTATAATTGGTACCAGTCGCTTGCCCTGTGGTGACATACGCTGTTGTCCCAGCTCCCAAAGTAGCCGAGCTTGTATATAAAGCCAATTTGAAGCTGTTTCCACTTGAGTTGGTAAAATTGTGAGTTCCAACCAACAATTCTTGTTTGAAACTTGTTGCTATTGCCGATGTAATTGCCATTTAAAGCTCCCTCAATATTTTAGCCATGTCTTCATGGCCCTGTTCTTTTAATAAATTGGCATAAGTTGTGTTCTGTGACTTAATCGCGTTCTTTATTGTATATAAGATTACAGTATAAACTTGGTTTTGAAAAGCACGAGCTTGTTGTTTTATATGATCGGGTGCACTATCTGATATATCACATATCTTTTTTGTGGCCTGTGCAGCCCAAAATTCAGCATCGTGCCCCTTATATTCTGTGGTTGAAACAGAGACATTCCCTAAAACAAAATCACCTTCTACGCTCATATTTATCCTTTGTATGGCTCTGGAGGCACCACGTCTTCATTTATTTTCAAACCAAGCTCTCCGAGCTTGTCATTGATTTCGTCAAAGGGACCAATAATAAACTTGCCCTCGTGTGGTATGGCAACCAAAGGTTTATCGAGCCTATGAAAACCATAAAGTTTCTCTGTGGCCGGAACATTCGAGTCTAAGACTGTGGATCTACCGCTGATCCCCACTAAAATGTCAGCACTCATACATTTGCTGATCCAAAACTCAACACAAGCCCTTCCAGCCTCCGCAAAATGCATGTTCTCTTTGTATGAAAAATCAATGCCATAAAGATCGATTCTCCCAACCTTATTCCACAAAGCAAATGCGATTGTATAAGCCACAGTCGTATTCAAGTATGCACATTTTGTGTCATTGCATACTTCTTCTACCGGGTATAAGACTGGATTCTTTATTCTGGGATCGAGCTCGCATGTGTAAACTGGCTTTTCAGTTTCGTCAAGTAAACGACACATAACCGAAGTTTGTTTCCCAGCGTCGTCAGAATCATAAAATCTGCTTGCTGGATCCAGCATGAAAATTCTATCACATGGGTATGTGGCCGCAGCTGAGTTGATGCACCAAATTTCATCCCATTCTCTTCCGTTTTGCAAACCGATAGCAAAATCAACCTGGGAAATCCCTAATCCAACTATTGCTACTCTTTTGCCTTCTAGTGACTCTATGCGATCCATCAGCTCACATTAGAGCGGACTGAATCGTATCGATACTCGTCGCGGGTGCCACGACCTTCTGAGGTATTTTTCATTCTACCTACCGCCTCCTTAAATCTGCCCTCGAGCTGGGCAACGACATCGGCGGGTTCTTTTAAAAAGATTGCACCTTCCACTAAAGAGCCATACAACAAAGCATCCGGATAATCCGTAGATAAAAATGTTGTACCGCTGTCACTACCATCTGTGAGGGAATTTGGTTTGTTTAAATAATGCAGCTCAACAGTATAATCCGCATCCGGTAGCGGAGACACCTCAAAAGCTGCTTCGTCAAATAAAGAGTAATACTTAGGCGTCGCACGAGTCGTGCCCGAAGAATATTCTTTAATAAATGACGGGTGTTTGAAATCTAAATAATCGTATGTGCTTGAGCTGATAATAGCCAAACTCATTGGCGCATAAAAATCAGTTGGTGTTGCTAAAAAACGATTTCCTGTTGTCAATGTGCCCTGGACATTCTTTCTTTGCTCTGGGAGCTGCACAAAAGAGAATATACGATCCTCAGACTCTTTGATAAAAGTCGGTAATTGTGTCGTAAAAGTAGACTCAGAAACCTCAAGATAATCTTGAATTGCTGTTTTTAATGTTGCATAGGTGAAACTCATGTCGTTACTGTAACCTCACCGACGCTTGTTGTCACAGAAAATGTGTCCAAGACAGCGCCTAACTTGCCGTCGCCCACATTTGTATAAACCAAAAATTTTGTGTTGTCTTCATCGACGTCCGGTCGTGCATTTCTAATAGCCTGTGGATCATTTGGTGCATTTTTTGGCATAAGCTGTGGATGTTTTGGGCTCCATTGATCTGGTCCTACAAGTAGTCCGTCCCAAGTTTTTTTCATGTCCTGGAGCTTGTAACGAAAACCAGTTATGTCACAAATTCCGTAAGAGTATTTTCCAGATGCAAAAGCCATTACGCGCTGTTATAACTTCTCAAGTTAGGTGAAATATTAAAAGAAGATCGATCTTCGTCTTGTGCCAAGGCTCTAGCAAATTCGTCTTCATACAAGGCTTTCAACATTTGTGTTCTGTCTGGAGCTTTTTTCAATGATATGTAATAAGCTAGGCCAGCTGCTAAACAAGGATAGAAACGAAACGGCATATCAAGTGTATTAGCCCCAGCATCCGCATCATCCATTCTAGTAAGCACGTTCATATAAATAGTATAGGTGCTGTTTTTATCTGGAGCGGGCCACACAGAAATAGTTGGCGTTAGCTGTTTATTTACAAAAAACTGATTTGGCTTCCCGGTTGTTGATTTTGTGGTTATGTGAGAATACTCCGCTCTACTTAACCTGGACATTGGAAGATCTGTGGCCTCAGATCCAATAGTTTCTCTTATAAAGACATCCAAAACATCGATTGCGGCTGTTCCATTGGTGCTGTCAACATTGTATGTGGTTGTATCTTTAACCATGGCCACAGTTTTCTCTTTAATAGACCATTGGTTTAGGCCGCGATTCGACCATTCTGCCAACATTAAATTTAAGCTCCTGGTTGCCGTTTTTAGATCGTAACCAGTTCTGAGCTCAATTCCGCAGCGCTCAAATGCCTCTTCGACGTAATCTGCTACATCTAGTTCAAAATTTTTGCTTCCCGAAGTTGCCATAATTACTCTTTTTCAATATCTTCATCTGGAGCGTATAGATTGTCAAATGTTATTATCGGATCTGTATAGCTCTCATGCTGCTCCGCAGAGTGAACCCATTGCGAAGGCGAAAAATCCGGTGCGCCTTCACCAGCCCTCCATAAAGCTGGATTTGTGGCTCTGACTCTATTATTAGGCAGCGCAACAAAATTACCAGTCCAGGGACCAGCATCAGTCAAGTATAGCACATGAGATTGTTTGTGTTGAGCTGGATCATCCGCGATTGAATGTTCGGTATAATCTACTGTAAACATGTATTTACCCAGGTAAAATTCACCGCCTATTTTACAATACCAAGGGCTTGAGCTTACCCGATCTAAAGAAACCACGCTGTGATGGTGACTCAAACAGTCCCAAGGCTGCGCTAAATGATCTTCCATAGGCTCTGGCCATTCTTCTAAAGGAATATCGGCAACAAGCGCTTGTATTGGCATCCTAGCCCACATA